TCAAGAGCTCTTCGCGGTGAGGTACCCCGCGCCGCCCACGCCGTCGATCCTCATGTACTGGTAGCCCGCGCGCGAGCCCGCGTAGGTCGTTCCCGCGCCGCCCACGAGGGACGTGCACTGGTAGAACGTCTGGAAGCCGGAGACGCCGGAGGCGGGCAGCGCCCAGTCGGCGTCCGCCCAGATCGTCACGAGCGAGCCGCACCCGCCGAAGGTGTAGGCGAGGTCCTCGAGCGAGGACGGGTCGAGCCCGGAGAGGTCGATCTCCGTGAGCCCCGTGCAGCTGTTGAAGGTGTGCTGCATCTCGCGCACGCCGTGGAGGTTCCCCATCCCCGTCACGTCGGTGATCGCCTGGTGCCCGTAGAACCAGTAGTTCGTGTTCACGTGGTCGTAGGTCGCCATGTCGGCGGCGATCTCCACCGCCTCCACGTCGTTGCGGTGGTCGTACCAGGGCTGGTAGCCCACCGAGTTGTACCGGGCGTTCGCGCACAGGCGCCCCGACGAGACCAGCTCCCGCCCCGCCTCGGGCGCGGTCGCCGCCGTCAGCACGAGCTCGCCGTCCGCATAGAGGAAGCAGCGGAACCACTCGCGCTCGTCCTCCGACCCATCGGGGTGGGTCAGCACGCCGGTCGACTCGAAGTGCAGGTTCAGGTGGTCGTCCGACTGCTCCGGGACGTACCCCCTCTCCCCGACGAGGCGCCGGCACCCGCTGAACATGAGCGTCCCGCTCTCGACGGACCCGTAGAAGCTGTCCGCCCATATCGTCTCGAGCGAGGCGCAGCTCACGAACATCTGGTTCATGTTGGTCGGCGTGACGAGGTGGCCGAACCCCTCGACCTCCACGAGGTTCTCGCAGCCGTGGAAGAGGTAGGCGGCGCTGGCGAGGGCGCTGCCCTCCATGTCCTCGTCGATGACCGCCCGCGTGACGGAGAGCTTGTCGTCGTCCCAGGGCCTCGAGCCCGCCGAAGAGTAGCCCTCCGGGTCGACCTCCCATGCCTTGAGGATGACCGCGCCGGGCACCGACGAGGACCGCCCGTCGCGGTAGTTGAACTCGAGCGTCCCGTCCGAGAGCAGCAGCGCGCGGATCTTGACGCCGGTGTCCCAGGAGAGCGCGAGGATCGCCGGCGCCATCTCGCTCGGCTTGTACGTATCGGCAAGGCCGTTCTGCGCGCGGATCGCGTCGGCGATGCCGTCGAAGACGGCATCCGAGATCACGCCCGTGCCCGTCGCCGCCACCGCCTGGTAGGGAGTCCCCGCCTGGGTCCCGTCGAGCGCCAGCACCGCCGCCGCCATCTCGGAGGGCAGATAGGTGTCGGTGCCGCCGTTCTGAACGCGGATGGCGTTGGCGATGTCGGTGAGCACGCCCTTGTCTATCGTCCCAACGGCCATCAAAACTCCACCCCGCTCAGGTCGTCAAGGTCGGCGATCGCCTGGTCGACGTACTGCTTCGTCGCATAGGCCGAGAGGTCGGGCGTCGTACCCGGCGCGCCGTCGGAGCCGTCCTGCCCGGGCGCGCCTTGCGGCCCCTGCTCTCCCGCCTCGCCCTTGAGGCCGGAGAAGGCGAACGCAAACGTGCGCGCCCCCGGCGTGCCGCCGAGCGTCACGGTCACGGACGGCGTGCCCGTGGACGAGTCCACCGTGGCGGTCGCGCCCGTGATCTCGGCGTCGGCCCCGTCCTGGCCGTCCGCCCCCGGTGCACCGTCCTGGCCGTCGGCCCCGTCCTCGCCGCGCAGCCCCTCGAGCTGCTCGGTGGTGAAGTCCGCGTAGGTAAAGGCGTCGCCCTTGGGGCCGCGCAGGTCGGCCGAGCTCGTGCCGCTCGCGCTCGTCACGGTGAGCACCGTGCCGCTCCACGAGTGCGTACAGCCCACGCCGTCCGCGCCGTCCGCCCCCGGCGCCCCGTCGGCTCCGTCGGTGCCGGGAGGGCCCTGCACGCCCTGCGGCCCGCGCAGCGCCTCCAGCTGCTCGGCGGTGAAGTCGGAGTAGAGGAAGGGATCCCCCTTGTCGCCCTTCTCTCCGTCCTGGCCGTCGGCGCCGTCCTCGCCCGGAGGCCCCTGGACGCCCTGTGGCCCCTGCAGCGCGGCAAGCTGTTCGGGCGTGAAGTCCCCGTAGGTGAACGGGTCACCCTTTTCACCCTTCTCTCCGCGCAGGGATTCGATCTCCTCCTCGGTGAGGTCGTCGAGCGTCATCTTGTCGCCCTTGGGGCCTCGGAGCGCCTCCAGCTGCTCGGCGGTGAAGTCGGCGTACTCGAAGGGGTCCCCCTTTTCGCCCCTCTCCCCGTCGTCGCCCTTGTCTCCCTTGGGGCCGTGCGCGAGCGTCGCCGTGGTGGTGCCCGTCGCGTCCGTGACCGTCACCACCGCGCCCGTCTCGGTCTGCTCCACCTTGGCCGTGGGGCTCACGCCGTCGGCGCCGTCCTGCCCGTCCGCTCCCGGCGCCCCGTCCTCGCCGTCGGCGCCAGGGAGGCCGTCGGCGCCGTCGAAGTCGCCGCGCTCGGCCGCCTCCAGCAGCCCGTCCTTTGCCTGCGTCGCGGCAGCGGCGGCCGCGTTGGCGGCCGCGACCGCGCCGGAGGCTCCCTGCGCCGCCTCGACGGCCTGCCCCGCCGTGGCCACCGCGCCCTGCGCGGTCGCCACGGCCTCCTGTGCCCTGGCCACGGCCTCGGAGATGAGGGCGTCGGCGTTCTCGTACTTCTGTATGGCGTCGAGGAACATCGAGTAGCCGTCGGAGCCCCCTCCCTCGCCGCCGACGAGCGCTGGCCCCACCAGCACCGTGAAGGAGAGCGACGACAGCGCACGCTCGTCCCAGGAGACCATGACCTGCGCGTCGACGGTCCCCTCGGCGCATGCCATCGCGGCGGGCCAGTAGACCCTGAACTTTCCCGCCTCGGCGTCGACCTCCTCGAGGGGCTCGCATCCGCGCACGCGCAGCTCGCGGTGGCGCCACAGCAGGTAGAGCGAGGCCCCGGTCAGGTCCACCGCCTCGCCGCCGCGCGTCACCGCGAGCGCGATGCCGCGCCCCACCGCGTCCGCGGGAGAGGCGACGAACGGCCCCGCGAAGGGCGCGTCGCACTCGTCCCAGACGACCTCGCGCAGCCCGTCGCCGTCCAGCGGGAACGTGCTCTCGTCACTCATGTCAGAACTCCTCGCTCCCCAGGTCCTCGTAGGAGGCGACCGTGTCCGACGCGGTCGCCGCCGTCTCCTCGACCGCCGTCACGCGCGCGGCAACGTCGGCCGAGGCCGCCCACGCCGTGCGCTCGACCGTGCCCAGCGTGAGCCGCACCGAGGGCGCGCCCTCGCCGAGCTCGCGCACGCGCCGCACGCAGCGGGCGCGCAGGTGCCACTCGGGGGTTCTCGACGAGTCGATGACCGCCACGTCGTCGCCCAGGCGCACGCCCGCGCCGCCGTCCACGGCCGCGACATCCACCTCGTAGGAGACGCGCGGCTCGCACGCCGCCGCGAGCGCCGCCAGCGTCAGCGCCTTCAGCTCCGTTGCGTCCTCGCAGTCCGGGAACACCGCGTGCCCGAACCGGTGTGCCTTCCCGCCCGCGCCATCCGGCCTGCCCCACACCAGGCGCGCGGCCTCGTCTCCGACCCAGTTCGCGCCGCCGTTCACGGAACCGAAGGTCAGCCGCCGCGTGAAGCCTCCCGTCGCCACGCCCTGCTCGTCGTAGACCGGCAGGCCCTTCCCGTAGCCGTAGAGCGCCGTGAACACCTCGTCCTCGAGCACCGTGCGCGTGCACGCCGCGAGCGTCTTGCCATAGGAGAAGCGCGCCCCGCGCCATGCGCCCCGCCGCGCGGGCAGGTTCACCGTCCGCGAGCTCACGCGCCCGCCCGAGACGGCGATGACGGCTTCGGCCTCGCCGCCCCAGACCTCCTCGACGCGCCGCAGCGCCGCGAGGGCGTTCACGTGGTAGAGCAGGCAGCCGCGCGTCGCGTCGCCGACGCCCACATCTCCCGCGGTCCAGCGCGTGACCCCGAGCACCGAGGAGAGCGCCTGCGCGGCCGTCTTGCTCACGAGCTGTATCTCCTCGACGAAGTCGCCCAGCAGCTCGCAGAGCGACGACTCCGCGTAGACGTGCGCCGGCTCGCCCATCGGCTCGTCGGTGCGCACCACCACATGCTCGTGCCAGACGCCGTCGGCCGGGTCGCGCCACAGCAGCCGCTCGCCCTTCTCGGGCGCGGCCAGGCAGTCGAACTCGATCGTGTCCTCGCCGCCGATCTCCTCTGCGTGCGTCACCGCGCCAACGGCGGGCAGGATCCCCAGCCGCTCGTCGAAGCGGTCGAAGAGGTAGAGCGTCGGCACCATCTAGAGCCACCTCTCCACCCACTCGACGGTGTGCGCCGAGCACCCGGAGAAGGCCAGGGCGTGGGAGCCGGGTTCGAGCGAGAAGAACGTGCTCTCTACCGCGACGCCTGACGCCGCGTCCACGCCGTCAACGGTGACGGCCTCGGATGCGAAGTCCATTACCACCACGTCGCCTGCGGAGAACTGCCGCTCCACGAGCACGTAGCGCCCAAGCCCGTCCGCCACCTTCACGGAGGAGCCCGCCAGCGCCGTCAGCGTCACCACCGGCCACGTCGCCCACGTGCCGCCGACCGTCATTGTGCCCGCCGCGCTCGACTTCCCCTCCCCGTACGCCACCGGGTCGAAGCACGTGAACGCCAGCTCGCAGCTGCCGTCCTCGAAGAGCGAGTCCCAGTCGGAGGCGTCCGTCACCACGGCGTCCCGCCACGAGAGCCCCGGCTCGCCAGGCAGCTCGAGCTCGGCGCCCGAGGGCGCCACGAGCCACCCGTACAGTTCGTGCCTGATCTCGGAGCGCTCGTCAGCCGTCAGGGAGATCCCCGCGTCCAGGAAGAGCCGCACCCGCAGCACCCTCGGCGGCAGCTCGCACCCCAAGAGCGCCGCGCCAGGCCGCCCCGGCACCGCGAGCGCCCTCGGCTCCAGAGCGTGCCCCGCCGGCTCCACCAGCTCGGCCGTCACGTACCCCGAGAGGTCGTGCCCGTTGTACACGATGGAGCTCACAGCCGCCCCCGCGCCCGCCCGTAGGCCGTCGCGCGGCGCTGCTGTTCGCGCCCCATGCGGTCGGTCTCCGCCGAGCCCGCACGCTGCTCGCGCGCGCCCTGCGCCGCCCTCTGCAGCGGGCTGCTCCTGCGCACCACGTCGCGGTCGTCCACGCCGCGACCGGCCCTAACCCTGTCCGCCAAAGTCGATCACCACCGTCAGAATCAGCGTGAACCCCCAGAGCCAGCGCCCGGAGCCGTCGCGGCCCCTCGGCGCCGAGCCCCCGGAGTCCACGGCCGCCACCCTGCACCTCCAGCCCTCGCCGGAGCCCGTCCAGGAGTCCCGGCGCAGGTCGCGCTCCACCGCGCGGCAGGTCGCCTCCGCGTCGCGCGGGTCCTCGCAGCACACGAGCACGCCCACGGGCACCCGCCCGCGCTCCGCGCCGTCCGCGAGCCGCGCCTCGCGCTGCCAGGCGCCCTGCGTCAGCACGATCGGCTCGCAGCAGAGGCGCGCCGGCGGCGGCGAGCAGAACGCGTTGCCGTAGCCCAGCGCACGGAGCAGCGCGGCCACGGCGCCGGCGACCCCGCCGCCCTCGGCGTCCCAGTCGGTCGGCACGTACGCGCCGAGGGGCTCGGAGCATGCCATCAGCCCACCTCCAGCTCCCAGTGGTGCACCTGGCCGCGCACCACGCAGCACCTCCTGCAGGCCCGCACGAGCATCGACGGCCCCGCGCCGATGAGCACGCGCGCGCCCGCCGGCACCTCGAGGGCGCCCTCGGAGTTCACCGCGTCCACGAACACCGTCCCGTGCCCCGCGTCGGCCGAGCGGTGCGCGTCGGAGACGACACCCTCCGTGCGCTCGAACCTCACGTGGCGCACGAGGCGGCTCTCGCCGCGCCCGCCGCCCTCCGCGGGCAGGAACACCAGCATGTCGTCGGGCAGCAGCCTCCTGGGTATCGGCCTCAGGTACCTCATCGGCGCACCCCCGAGAAGCAGAGGCCCGTGCCCGCGAGCTCCGCGAGCGCGGCCCCCCGCGCCACCTCCGAGCCGGTCGTCCCGTCGTCGCGATAGTTGGTCACCGAGAAGGACCCGATGGAGAAGCCGCCCACGCGCCCCTCGCCGTACTCGGCGAAGGCGTCCGCGGCCGCGCACACCGCGCGCCGCCAGGCGTCGGCGGCGCCCCCATCCCACTCATCGCGCACCTCGCGCGCCCCCGTGAGCGCACCCACGCACCGCACCGCCGCCGGCAGCGCCTCCGCGAACGCCTCGGCGGCGAGCGCCCCGCCGTACCCGTCGAGGTAGAAGCCGAAGGAGACGGGCGCGGGGCCGCAGCCCGCCGCGCCCGTCGCCCCGTCCACTAGGCCAGCGGCGCGCAGGAGACGTGCACGCCGTCCAGCTTGTTGTCCAGGAGCTCCACGATGCCGTACTTGCGGTACTTCATCATGTAGCTGTCCAGGTTCTCCAGCTCGTCCGGGCTGAACACGCGGCTCGCCACGTGCTTGTCGAACTTGATCACGGCCGAGCGCTCCACCACCATGTAGTTGATCGGCGCGCCCGCCCCCACGAGCTCGTAGTAGTTGGTGAGGCTCCCCGCACTCGGCGAGGATACCTTGGAGTACACCCCGCCGCTCTCGGTGTAGTACGTCTTCCCCGGCGTGACCGAGCTGTCCGTCGTCTTGACGTAGCTGCCCTCGGCGCACGAGTACCCGAACTGGTCCTCCTCGCCGGAGTTCAGCGTGATGGCCGAGAAGAACCGCGTCTGCGGCACCTCCACGATGCGAGAGAAGCGCTCGAGCACGCGGTTGCTGCGCGCCGGGTTCGCGAGCGAGAAGTCGTCCAGCACGCCCTTGAGCGTCGGCGTGATGAACAGGATGCGACTGCCGGTCGTCACCTCCGCCTCGTCCATCGCGTTCGTCGCCGCGCGGAGCGACGCCAGCACGTCCTCGGCGTCGGCGTCCGAGAAATCCTCGACGGCGGGCGCCACGCCCTCGTGCCCCGCGATCTCCGCGAACGTGAACGCGTCGGCCTCGGGCGCCACCTGCGTGCGCTGGAGCTCGCTACCGGCTGCCACAAAGCAGTCGAGGACTCCCGCCTCCTCGACGTCCATCACGTCGGCGAGCAGCCTGATGCCCCGGTCGTAGTTGAACGTCTTGGTCTCGAACTCGTAGGTGATGCTGCCGGTCTTGTAGCCCACGTTGCGCGTGTAGTCGCCCAGGCCGGACACCTCAATCTTCGGGACCATGATCTCCTTTGCGTTGCGCCCCGCGCGCGCCATGCGGCGCGGCGAGTTCAGGCACGTCGAGCACGCCGCGCGCTTGTACACCTCGTCCAGGATGCTCGTGTAGTTCTTGGTGTATGCGATAGAGTTCGGCATGGCCTATTCCTCCTTCTCGTCCTCGATGCCGGCGATCTTCCGCCAGCGCTTGAGCTGCGCCCCCTCGTCCGTCGCCGCGCCCGCGTTCGGCAGCCCCGTCGCGCCCTCAAGCACGCCGGCACCCGCCCCGAACAGCCATGGCTCCGCAGCCCTCAGCTTGTCTATGTCGTTGTCGTAGTCGGGGAGCAGCGCGCGAGCAGCCTTGACGTTCCTTGCCCCAGCGATCTGCAGCTCGAAGCCCACACGCTCCTCGTCGCCGCGCCGTCGCAGCTCTTCCATCTCCTTGCGCAGGGCCTCCGCGCCCTCTGCGGTCCTGGCCGCCTCGGCGATCTCGCCCTCGAGCTCAGCGATGCGCGCGTCGCGCTCGGCGAGCGCAGCCTCGTAGTCCTTGCGCGCCTTAGCGGCAGCGTCGTCGCCGCCGCCGGCGTCCGCGCCCCGGAGCCCTGCCGTCACCGCCGCCTGCGCCGCCTGGTCGCCCTGCGCCTGCGGCTCACCCGCGACCTGCACCTGCGCGGCCTTGCCATCGTCCTCGCCACCCATAGGGGCCCTGCCTTTCCATCCAGGCGGGCAGAGAAAGAGCCCGCACCCAAACGATGGGTACAGGCTACGGGGCTGTCACAAAGGGGTTCTGCCGGGGATAATGGGTGCAACGGGGCAAGCTGGAATGACGTAGGGAGGCGCGACCATGTGCGTGAGGTTCTGCCCGCTCACGGCCGAGGAGGCCCAGGCCGCGCTCGGCGCGCGCGGGACGGGCCGCCACGCCATTCGCTACATAGAGGCGCCCGACCCCCTCCACGACGCGCGTCCCGGCTCGCAGGTCCCGCTCTTCGTGCCGGACGGCGCGGGCGGCCTCCGCGTGGCCACGCTCGAGTGGGGTTTCCCGCTCGACGGCAGGCCCCATGCCGTCTTCAACACGCGGATAGAGTCCGCCCTCGAGCAGCTGCGCCTGGGCAGGCGCGGCATGTGGGCAAAGGCAATAGCGGAGGGCCGCTGCCTCGTGCCCGTGCGGGCGTTCTACGAGAGCCATGCTACCGAGAAGGCTGTCAGCGAGCGCACCGGAAAGCCCGTAAAGCGCCAGTACCGCTTCCGCCTCCCCGGCGCCCGAGCGTTCCTGCTCGCCGCCGTCCAGCAGGACGGCCTCTTCTCCGTCGTCACCACCGCGCCCAACGCCAGCGTCGCGCCGGTTCACGACCGCATGCCCCTTGTCCTCGGCCCCGGTGAGCCGAGCGTGTGGCTGGGATCGAGCTTTGCCGCACTCGCAAACCGTAGTCGTATCGGGCTAATCGTAGAGGACGGGGGTAGGCAGGTTTGACTTTTGCGTACCTCTCGCCTCGCCGCGTCTATCCGAGGAGCTGCTGGATTGCGGTCTTGAAAAATGGGAGCATAATCCCGGCAAGAACAGAAGTGCTCTTTGCGATACTCGCAGCTCGCTCAAGCTTCTCCGCGAAGCCTGACTTGTCCTTGTTCCGCGCGGCAGCATCCAGCTCCTTGAGAGAGGCTTCTGCCTTTTCCTTTACCTCGGCTTCGAGTTCTGTGTCGAGAAGCGCCTGAATCGTCATTCCCAGTGTAACGGCGCTGCTTGCTTCGGCAGACGCCTCAGCATTCGCGCTCGCGCTTCCCCCGTTAATTACGTTGTTGTTGGTGAAGTTGTTTTCGATATTCACGGTAGCCTCCATCATGAAATCGCCCTCAACGTATTCAAATCCTTTGTCAGTAATCCGAACGTGGTAGGGCCTGTTGTCTGCCCACATGACATCTAGCAACCCCGCACGGCTTAGGGCCCGATAGTCATCAAGGCGGTCTTCGTAATACTTCGGAGGGACATCGCTGCCGTCCTTGTCGCAGTCAGCGCACAGCCGTCCTATGAGCTCATCGGCAGAGTCCCGCAGGTTCGCACAGCGCTTTCGAGCCTTGCGGGCCTTTGTGTAGTGATCGCGTCCCAAAGGTAGGAGGCACCGCACAAAGGCAAGCGTTTGTCCCCAATCAGTCTGCATGTCGATCATGCCGCAGTCGCGGAGAACGAGAAGATCGTCCGTTATGCCCCATTCGGTAAAGTCGTCAGGGAGAGAGCGTTGTGCCATCCAGATTCGAGCAAGCGCAGATTCCTGACTATTCGTAAGCCCTTCCAAAATCATCCTCCCGTGCTGGTCTATCGCCTATCAGGACCCTGTCTATCTCAGATGCCCCTTCTCTTTTCTCCAAAGGTACGTGTCCCAGAGATACTCAACGAGAGTGACGCTCGAACCAACTGCGAGCTTGGCATGGCGCACGAACAGGGGCTCGAAGTCAGCCGCCTTTCCATGTCCGGAACCCCAGCTGTTCCGGTACTCGGCGATCCCCCCGACGAGGCCGGTGAGGCTTCCTAGGATTTTCTTGACCGTTTGAGCCTCAGGGAGATCGCTGGAAACGCTCTCCGTATCGATGTCGAGCCTCCTCTTTGTCTCCTTAATCAGCTCGTTCATTCCCCAGCTGCTGGGCACCTTGACGCCAGTCTCCTTGAGGATGGTCCTGCAGCAGCTCTCCACGAGTTCCTTAGCCTTCCCGATGGCGTCTGTCGGATTCGTGGTGCGTAGCTCCATAAGCGAGTTGATCTGCGCGGTCATGTACTCGGAGGAGAACTGTTCCTTGAGATACTCGGAGGCACCCTCGAACGGATTGTGTTCCGCAATCTCGCGATCAATGACGGCACGTGCCTTGCGATAGTAGCGGGCATACTCCGCAGAGTAGCGGATGTGGCTGTATGGGCGCTTTTCGCTCACGTCGGGCTTAACGTACTCATCTTCATAGTGAAGCTCGTAATACTCTAGTAAATCGTTCAATAGCTTGAGTGCGTCACCGTCTGCGCAATCGTCAAGGTATGCAGTGAGGGATTTCCCTTTGGACAATTGGTAACGCTCGCAGAGAGCAACCCCAACACTCATGAGGGTGAAGTTGTCGAAATCGTTGGTGGAGAAGTCGAGCACATATCCGCCCCTGTTAAACAAGGAGAGAAAGATACCCTTTTCTAACTGTGTTATCGCCAAATGCCCTCCTTAAATCACCCCAAAATCTCCGACCCGAACTCCGCCAGCGTGAACGCGTTCGCCTCGTCCAGCGCCTCGCGCTCGAACACCATGAAGTACCCGAAGCCCGCCCCCGCCATGTCGGACCACCGCGTGCCCAGCCTCAGCTTGCGCTTGGCATCTTCTGCCAGGTGCTCGCCCTTGGTCTCGATGGCCATGAGCACGCCGTCGTCGCGCAGGGCGAGGAAGTCCGGGTAGTGGTTGACGAACCCGTTGATGCTGAACTCGCCGGGCTTGCGCTCCACCACGCGGTGCCACCACACGACGCGCGAGCTGTTTGCCAGCAGGTCAACCATCCTGCGCTCCACGCCGTCGACGCGACCGTCCTCCGCTTCGTAGAGACCCTTGTCGTAGCTGGTCATGGGGTTCGCCTGCACGAACGACTCGGGGAAGCGGTACTCGGGCGCGAGCCTCACGTCCCCGCGCGAGAGAAGCTTGCCGAAGCGCTCCTCGCAGAAGTCGTCGGCGAGCTCGCGCACCGCGTCCGTGACGGCGCGTGCGACGCCGCCCACGCTGTGGAGGCACGCGTCCACGACGGGTGAGTCCATGTCGTCCACCACGCGGGCGATGTAGCCCGTGAGCTGGGCGCTCCCGAAGGTGTTCTTGAACTGCGAGGCCATCGCCTTGAGGACGAGCGCCTTCAGGCTCTCGCGCTTGCCCTCGTCGGACATGTTGGCGAAGAGCATCGCCATGTTCTTTCTGACGTCGTCCTCGAGCCAGCGGATGCGGTACTCGTCGGAGTCGGCGGCGAGGTCGACCTCGCGCGCCTCGGAGAACGTCGCCGGGTTGATGCTCACCTGGTTGATGCCGTACTTGGACAGCCTGAAGTCCGCGAGCAGGTCCTCGCGGTCGAGCGGCTTCCAGGTCTCGTCGTCGGTGAATATGCCGCCGTCCACGCGAACCATGAACTGTGGGATCGCAAGGCTTGCCGCAGAGCCCGCCGCTTCGGTGCGCATGCCGTACACGTTCGAGCCCCCTCCCAGGCCGCCGAGCAGGGTGCCGGCCCCTTCCGGGCCCGCCCCCTCCTCGAAGCGCTCCTCGATGTCGCCGGAGGCGGCGATGATGTCGTCAACGGTCGCCGCCTCGGTGCCGGCGCCGGCGTTGTCGGACGCGCTCAGGTCGAGTCCGTCCAGGTCGAGGTCGTCGCCCTCGGCGTCGTCCGGGGTTGCCGCGAGTCCTGAGGCGGGGAGCCCCGCTCGCCCTTGCCGGGGAGCGGGGGCAGGCGCGGTCCCGGCGGTCTCCACGTCCTCGCGGGAGAAGCCCACGCCGTTGAGGCCGTCGACCACCTGGGTGAGCGTCGCGTCGAAGTCCGCCGACGCCGTGAGCACGTAGGCGATGTTGAGGCTGCGCGCCCCCGCGCGCGCCGCGTGGGGCTGTCTCAGCACGCGGCCCACGACCTGCTCGACGCTCACCTGAGAGCTCTTGTTGGCGACGGTGGCGAGCACGTAGGCGAACGGGCAGTCCCAGCCCTCGGCGAGCGCCTCCACGGTGATGATGAAGCGGATGGGGCAGTCACGTGCCATGAGGTCCGCGCCGCCGATCTCGTCGACGTCGCCGGTGCGCACGGCTACCTGCTCCTCGGGGATGTCGCCCTCCACGAGCTTCGCCTTGAGCTTTGCGTAGGTCTCCGCGCCCTCGGCGCCGCGCCGCTCGGCCTGGAAGAGAACGATGGGGCGTATGTAACGCCCGGTGCGCCCCTCGTCCCGCTCGGCGATGGCCTCGAGCCTCCTCTGCAGCGCCACCGCGTCGGAGATGGTCGTCCGCTTGTCCGGGCGGCGGTACACCACCACGGGGAGCTTCACCATCTCCTCGGCCTTGAGCTGGCGCGCCGTCGCCTGGGCGATGACGTTCGCGCCCCTGGCCGGCGTCGCCGTGAGCTCCAGCACGAAGCGCGGGTTGAGGTTCTTGAGCATGTCGAGCGAGAGCTTGCTCCTCGCGCGGTGGCTCTCGTCCACGATCACGATTGGGTTCGTGCCCGCGAGCGCGGTGATGAGCGCGGTGTCGTCGGCGCCGTCCACCTCGACCGCCGTGCCCGCGTCGCGCTGGTGGGCCGTGAGCCCGGCGAGCGCCGAGTTCTCCGCGTAGGCGCGCCTCCCGTCCTTGTTCTTGAACGAGTCGTAGGACAGCACGAAGAGCGTGAGCTGCTCGCCCACGGTCGCGGCGGTGAACGAGCGGCCTCGCAGGCCGTCCTCCTTGTCGAGCACCTCCACGCGCCCGCCGAAGTCGCGGTCGAGCGCCATGCGCAAGAAGTGCTCCGGGTTCCTCATGTTCTTGATGGTCTGCGAGAGGATCTCGCGCCTCGGAACGAGCCACACCACGACGTTGGCGGCCGAGGGCAGCGCCTCTGTCAGCACGCGCACGGCGCTCGCGCCGATGAAGGTCTTGCCGCCTCCGGTGGGGACCTTCACGCACACCTTCGGAGCGCCGCCGAGGTCGTCGCGGTAGCGCTCGACGCCGCCCTGCCCGGGCGTGAGCCCGATCGCGTTCATGAAGACGCCGTACGCCGTCGCCGCGTCCCTGGTCATCGCGTACGTCCTTGCGAAGCGGCCGATCTCCCTGAGGACGTCCCTCTGGTACTGCTTCAGCTCCATGGTCAGATCCTCGCTATCTGGTCGGGCACGCGCTTGAACACGATGCCCATCTCGTCCAGGCGCTCGGGCGCGATGGCGCAACGGTCGGCGTAGATGACGGTCGGAGACCCCTTGCGCGGGAGCTCGCGTAGAAGCTCGTAGGTGAGCGTCATCTCCTCCCCGGGTTCCCAGGCGAGGTAGTAGACCGCCTGCGCGTGCTCGCCGAGGAGGTAGGGGTGCTCGTCCGTGAGGTCCTCGTAGGGAGCGCGGGTCTCGTTCGCCCACACATAGCGCGCGAGGTCCGCGCGCTTGACGACGGGACTCAGGGCGCCATCGCTCTGGAAGAGCGCGGGGCCGAGCTCGTAGTAGGAGAAGCCCGAATCGACGCCCTCGGCAGCATTGTTCCCCTCGCCGTAACCCGAGATGACGCGACGAACACGCTCGGCGGTAACGGTATCTGCGTAGTCCATCATCTCAACGAGAATGAAGCGACGGTTTCCGCCGTCGGCGGCGTTGAGTCGCATGACCGCGTGGGCCGTCGTGCCGGAGCCCGCGAACGAGTCGAGCACGAGGGCGTCGGGCTTCGCGGTGATCTGCAGCACCCGCTCTATGAGGCGCGTGGGCTTTGGGGTGTCGAAGGGAACCCTTCCGTCGAAGATTGCCTTGAGCTCCTTCTTGGCCTCATCGGTGTGGCCGACCTCTGAATGAGGCCAGTAGTTGGTCGGCAGGCGTCCACCAACGCTATCAAGATACGTCTTTCTCGCTATGCCACCTTTGCCATTCCTCGTGAAGTAGAATCGAGGCCAAGGACCCGTCTTCAAAATCTTGGATGCCAGCGCTCGCGACTCCTCGACAGACTGGGCGAGCACGATGCCCTTGACGCCCTCGCGCACCTCGGAGACATCGATGCCGCAGACCTCAGCCCTGCGCTCTGCATCATCCAAGTCCCTGAGAACGTACGGGCACCAGCCGGTCATGTAGTCGAGCATCAAATCCTGCTGGTATCGCCAACAGGAGCCGTTGTACGGGTACAGCAGCTCGCCGGTGAATGGGTGTTGTATCGCGTACACCATGCCTTGGTGTGTGGCTGCTCCCGGCGCGAAGGCGTCGCTGCTCCTCCACGGCATATCGTCGTTGTCGGGGTTCTTATACTTCGAGTCCATCTCAGCGGTGCGCGGAAGCCTCCCCGGCTGCCACTCCGGCTGTTTACCGTAGACAAGCACGTGTTCGACCTCGGCGGGGATGCCTTTGGAGTCATTTCTCGTCGCATACGTTCGCTGCCATGACACGTTCGCCACGAAGCAGAACGCCCCGAAAACCTCATCGCACACGAGCCGCAGGTTAGCGAGCTCCGTGTCGTCGATGCTGATGAAGATCGCCCCAGTCGGCGCGAGCAGCTTCCGCAGCAGCTGGAGCCTCGGGTACATCATGCACAGCCACTTGTCGTGACGGCTGAAGTCCTCGCCCTCCTTGCCGACGACCTGCCCGAGCCACTTCCTGATGCGCGGGTCGTTCACGTTGTCGTTGTAGACCCACCCCTCGTTGCCGGTGTTGTACGGCGGATCGATGTAGATGCAGTCGACTCCGCCCTCGTACTCGGGCAGCAGCGCCTTCAGCGCCTCGAGGTTGTCGCCGTGGATGACCATGTTCCCGCAGTCCGAACCGCGACTGTCAAGCACTCCCTTCTCGGGCACGCGCTCGAGCACGCGATACGGGACGTCGCGGTGGTGGTTGACCACCTTCTCCTTGCCCATCCAGTTGAGAGTCGGCATTAACGCACATCCAATCCGGCACACGCCGTGACGGTCCATAACACAATGCAATCATTATCCCACAGGGACCGGTCATGTTGAAAAGTCAGGGCCGTGCAAGGCGAGAAGAACGAGAAGAACGAGAAGAACGTCGGCACGTCACCATGCTCGATCCGAACGACCCGAGATAAACCCATTGCCGTAGCGACCACCTGGACGCAGCCCAATCCTGCTCGAGTTTTGCCCGCCGCCACCCGGGGTGCCGCCACCGCCGTCCGCTGCCCATCGAGGGCTGTCCGCAGCCCGCCCGCCTCCGCTCCGTTGCGCGCACGGCTCGGGCCCGCCCCGCCCCACGCGCGAGGGCCGGTCCCACGGCCGCCCCGCCCGCTCCGGCTGTGTATTGCGCCGCGGCTCGCTCCAGCCGGCTGCGCCCTCGCATCGCGCCCGGCTCGGTCCGGCCGGCTGCGCCGTCCGCCCCTCGCGGCGGGCGCATGCTTCGGGCTCCGCCGTCTGTCGCTCGCACCGCGCGCATACACAGCCTCCGCGTCCGGGGCGGCCTGACGTCGGTCAACCTTCGCGCGGGGCGGGTCGGCCCCTCGCTGCGGCGCGCACTCCGCTACGGCAGTCGGGCTGCTGCGCCGTCTCGCTCGTCCGCTGCCGGCAGTGTCGTCACCCAGCCCGGCGGCGGGCGTCCCGGCGCGAGGCCCGTGCCCGAGTGCGACGGGGCCGTTGCCGAGGCCGCCTCCGGCAACCGCGCCGCGCGCGGTCCGGCTCCGTCGGTCCCGGTCGCGGCCGCGCCCTCAGCGGTCGCCAGCCTTCCGCCAGGCGTCCGCCTCGTCGTCCCAGGCGAGCTCGACGCCGCCGGCGAGCTCCTCGAGCCTCGCGAGCGCGACCCCGAGCCACTCGACCAGATCGTCGCAGGGGCCCATCGCCCAGTGGGTGATGTAGCGGCACTGCGAGAAGCACGCGTCCCCGAGCGTCTGCACGTCGTCGATGCGCGAGAGCTCGCGCCTGAGGCCACGCGCGTCGTGCAGGGCGATGTCGTAGCGCTCCTCGTACGAGTGCCCGCAGTCCATCCTGAAGCCGAGCCCCCAGAAGCGCTCCGCCCAGTCGAACCTATCGAGCGCGGCGGCGCCCCGTTCCTCGATCCTCTCCCTGAGCTCGCGCGCGAACCGCGCGACGTCGCGTCCCTCCACGGCGTCCTCCCTTCCTCGTCCGAGACGATTGTCCCACAAGGGATGATGAGAGGGACGACGCTTCACAACAGTACGTCTGACCTGCGCCTCGTTTTCGACAGACGATAGAGAATTGTCGACAAGTACAGGGCGAGAAGAACGTCGAGAAGGGCGATTGTTTCGCCGCCCGCCCGGCACCGCCGCCACCGGCCGCTGCCAACCAGGGGCCGAGCGCGCCGTGACCGCCGCCGCTGCGTCGCGCGCACGGGGCGTCCGTGCCGCCGTCGTGCGCGCGGGAGCCAGCCTCACGGCCGCGCCCCGCTCCGGTCGCGTCTTCGCCGCCGGCTCGGGTCAGCCCGCTGCGCGGTCTGCCCTCGCCAGGGGGCTCAGCCTGCTCCCTCCGCTCTCGCGCGGCCTACAGCAACCGATGCGGGCGCGCACGCCGTCGTCACGTCCGCCCTGCGGCGCGCGCCTTAGCGCCGTCGGCCCCGGCGCTGGCAAATGACCCTAATTGTGATACAAGTGAACCCCCTTTGGCGTTAGGGGGTTCACTTTGCGCTAAGGGGGTTCAGACCTGGCTTTGCTGCTTTTGCCTGCGGCCCAATATGCCTACCAGAATCACAGAGAGGATAATTTCCACGCCGACAAGCAAAGCTACTTTTGTTAAATTGCTCCCAACAAGCATGGTGACCGCCGCTGTGTCTATAAGCATATGGGCGAGAATGCAAGGAATGGAGCCGCGCGACAATTCTTTTACTGCACCCAGGGTAAATGTGTTCCCAAGTATCATCAGGAAAAAGATGAGGTAATTGGAGGAACCAGCCGTGATCCACGGCAGACGATAGATGGGGAAATGCCATATAAACCAGATGACGGATATAACGAGCATTTTCAGCACAAAACTTTTCTTTATGGATATATGGGTTTGCAGATACCATCGCCACCCCACCTCTTCCAGTCCGCCCTGCAAAAGCGTCCAGGGGAAATAGGCAATCATGGCCGAAAATGGGGAACCGGTAAAAGTCACATTTCCCAGTAAAACTGATATTCCATAATAGATAAGCGGCACCGCCAGAGCGGTGACATAGGCATACCGGCGTTCGTGCGGTGAAAACGCCGCTTTAAGAATTTGCCCTATTCCAGACATTTCACCGGACATCTGCACGAAACCAAAGGCAACCAGCATCGGCAGCAGATTCATGAAAATGAACAGCACGGAAGCCCAGATATTCGTGTTGTCCGGTACAAACCACAGGATAAGCTGACCTACCAGGAAGGTACAGACAATGGTGATAAGGGCGTATAAATAGGGCAATAAAATGCGTTGATTTTTTATATCCTTCTCCTAAATACCAGATTTACTTTATACTATCAGATTATTCTGAAAAGAGCAAGAAAAAGCACCGCAACCCTGATACACATTGTATCAAAATTGCAGTGCTTCTTTGGCGGATCCGGCTCGCCCGCGCCCGGCGTCGCCGGTGCCCGCCCGGGCGGCGCCCCTGCGGGCGGTCGCCTCGTCCTCGCCGCACCACTTGCGGCGGTACTCCCACGGCTCCAGCAGGCCCGCCGCGACCTCGTCCATGTCCTGGCGCTTCTCCGCCGTCGTGTCCGTGATGATGCTGTCGTCGAACGTGACGCGCACGAGCCCCTCGTCGGGCAGCCCCACGCCGAGCCTGCGCTCGGCCGCGAGCAGCGCGCGGCAGATGCCCGCGATCGCGCCCTCGAGCGCGTGCTCGTGGCGGCGGATGTTGCGCATCAGCGCCGAGTTGTCAGCCGACACCTCCGTGGCCGTCTTCACGTACCCCACGTTCTCGAGGTCGAAGTAGTTGATGCCGAAGCCGCAGAGGTCCCCGAGCGTCTGCAGCGCGACCCTGAACGCCCGCGCCTGCGCCTCGGTGCGCAGCGTCGGCGCGAACTCGTGGATCGTGTCCTCCGTGCTCATGACCTTCCGGAACACCGTGCAGTCCTGGCGCCCGAAGGGGATGGAGACCTTGCCACCCTTGCCGTCGCGCTCCGTATCGAACATCACGTCCGAGAGGAACACGCGCATCTTCCCGTTGTCGATCTCCGACATCATCGCGTCGTAGCACAAATCGACCGCCTGGATGGCGTCCACAGCATCGGCGAACACCGACTGCCCGTACGGTGACATGTCCACGCGCGTGTTGTCGATGGCCGGCTTGACGATCGAGAAGGTCGGCCACGACGAGCCCGTATCGTACACCGGGCACACGCCCTCCGGCTCGACGCGGTTCCCGTCGCGATCGAAGCAGGCCGTCACGATTCGGTACGTGCCCTCGCTTTCATCGTCAGTTAGGCGAGAAGGACCCGCCGCCGAAGCCCCTCCAGATGATTCGCCTGGCGAGAAGAGCGCGTCCGCAGCACCCTTCAGGTGCAGCTGCACCTGGTCGACCGCGCGCCCGCGCCAGAACGCCCTCGTCACGAACGCGCACTCGGTGACGCCCTCCTCGTCCCACGTGAGCGGCACCACCATCCGCGCGTCGTAGCGCCTCACCCGCACCTCGCCCGAGCCCGCGTCCACCCACAGGGCGAACGCCCCGGTCCCCAGGCCGAACGCCCGCACCACGCACTCCTGCGCGCTCGCGAGAAACCCCGTCCGAGCCATCCACGCCGCGAGCCAGTCCGTGCAAGCCTGCTCGTCGCACGCCACCTGCGTCCTGTCGTTCAGCAGCAGCGACCCCCACTCCCGACAGACCCTCATGGCGGGATGAATGGAACGCCGATGCACCTCGTACACGCGCCCCATCCCGTCGGTGTCCCGGTAGTCGTAGAAGTCCCCGAGCGCCCGCATCCACCTGTCCCACGCCCGTATGTGCGGCTCCATGTCCTCCAGCGGAAGCGTAAACCCCAGCCCCCGCAGCCACGCCCTCACATGCTCCGGCACCCAGTACTCGTCATCGCTCACGCCCATGGGCTCACCTCCCCGCCTCGTCCGAACACGCCCATTGAACCCGCCCGTCACAAAGGGCAAAGAACAAAGAGCGCCAGGCGAGAAGAACGTTCGAGATTCAGTAGCCAACTGAATTGCGCTCTAGGCGAGAAGAACGCCCGAGCACGCACCGCCACCAGCGGTTTTGCACATTCCCGCGAGAACTTGTCGATAACATCCCGGCGCTCCGCGCGAAGCGTTGCCCCGTGTTCCAAAGCGTCTCATGCCGAGAAGAACGCCCGGAGGCCCCAATGTGGAAAACTCCCGCATGCCGCCCGTATAATGGCCACACGGGACGGCGCGCTGCCCTCCACAACTGGAGGTTTTCGGCGCCGCCCCGCGATTATGTCGAGGACTCCGCCCGCAGCCAACCTGCGCTCACGCACGTCTCGCTCTTCGTTCTCACGTTTATTTAGCTGCCGAGAAGAACGCTCGCGTCGTCAACCCCTCAGCACATCGTCCATCATCGCGTAGCGCACCGCGTCGATGCTGTGGTCGTTGCCGTCCGGGATCTCGTCGACCCACGTGCCGTCCCGGTCGCGGTCGTACTCCTTGAGGCGGAACTCCTCGTAGGCCAGGGGCGCCCGCTCAGGGTCGATGCAGATCTCCCGAAGCCCCGCCAGCCACTCGTAGGACAGCCTGCGCATGTTCGACTTCCTCGCCGGCCGTACCCGCAGCCCCGCGTCGCGCCGCCACACGGCCATGCTCTGCTTGCCGTCCGGCGTGTCGTCGCACCACACCAGCTCGTCGTGCAGGTAGGCGTCCTCGCCGGGCCTGTCGGCGTAGGTGAGCGCCGAGACCACCATCGCCGCCGTCTCCGAGGGCGTCTTCCTGTTCGCCGAGAGCTCCTCGAAGATCGTGAGCCTCCTCTCGCCGGGTTCCCACCCGCAGCGCACGAAGCGCCACGGGTCCGGGAACCAGCCCCAGTCCACGCCGCACCGCGTGCGCGAGAAGCCCCGGCACGCCGCGTCGGACAGGCGCGCCGAGACCACGTTGTTGAACACGCTGCCGCCAGTCCCCGTGACCTCGCCCAGGTACTCCGAGCGCCACGCCTGCTCGTCCACCTCGCGCAGGTACTCCGCCTCCTCCACGAAGGGCCCGCCCAGCCACTCCGGGTGGCTCTCGATCACGTCGAGGTACGAGCTCTGACGAACCAGCGTGTCAGCCCGCCGCTCGCGCTCCAGCTTCTCGCGGTTCACCCAGCTCCAGAGCGTCCGGGGCGGGTTGTAGCTGTAGAAGATCCAGAAGTCCTCGCCGCCGCGCCTGAGCGAGTTCAGGATCGAGCGCACCGCGTCGATGCCGTCGAACTGGTCGAGCTCCTCGAACCACGTCACTGCGCAGTACCCGCGCGTGAACTTCACGCCCTTGAGCTTGAGCGGGTCGTCCGCTCCTCTGAACACGATGCGCTGCCCCGTGGGCAGGTACGTTATCTCCATCGGCGAGATGCGCGCCCGGAACCACGCGTCGAGCCCCAGCGCCGCGATCGCCCACGTCACCTGCTGGAACACCGAGTCGCGCAGCGTGTTCGAGAATCTGCGCACCACCACCGCGTTCGCCTCCGGGTGCGCCAGGAGGAGAAGGACGATGCACACGCTGATGAACGAGCTCTTCGTGGAGCCGCGCCCGCCGTGCAGCCAGTAGTGCGTGTGCCCGTGGGCCATCACGTCGCCGAGCACGTCGTGAAAGCGCGGGATGACGAGCGAGGAGGCGTCAACCATCGGCGCGCTCCTCGCCGAGCCCGTCAAGCGGCAGCGTCTGCTGCACCGGCTGCGCCACCACGCCGAGCACGATCCTCGGCGCGGCGTCCGCCTTGGCATCATCGCGCTGGCGATCCGCCTTGCCGAACTCGTCGGGGTACTTGCGCTCGAGCAGCCACGCCGCCGCCGTCCAGTACTGGTTTCTCGCCAGCGCCGCCGAGCGGATGGTCGTGAGCAGCGTCCGCTTGAACGCGCTCTCCTCCTTTTTTAGTCCCTCGCTTAACTCGCGCTGCAGCTTGTTCTTCGGCTCGCCGATCCAGCGATAGAACGTCGACTCGTGAATCCCCAGCGCGCACACGATGTCACCATTGGAGAGGCCGTCCGCCTTGAGGCGGATCGCCTCGTCAACCATCTCCTGCGTCAGCTTCGGACGCCTCGCCATGCGCATCACCCCCGCGAAAGTCGATAGAACCTCTCACGGTGGATTCTCCGGGCGCGTCACAAAAGGAGGGAAAGGCACCCGGCCGCCCGTGAATTAACCCGGGCAGGGTGCCTCTCCTCGCTACGAGGCCGTGTCCCGTCATCTCTGTCGGGGCGTGCCTCGCGATTTGCAGGCACACGCGCCGACTTTTCCTGATCGGAACGCTGCCTGTCTGGCGTGGGCCTCGGTTCCTCACCCAGGTGCACGCCCGCTATCTACCATTCTAACCCTTCCGCCCCCGCTTCCCCTTGAGCCCGTACTTCCTGCACAGCCGGCTGTTCCGCTGCCGCATCATGTCCCGCTCGCGCCGCACGTCGGCGAGCTCGGCGGACTCCTCGCACGCCGCCCGCTCGCGCTCCAGCTGCTCGTTGAAGGCGCGCTCCTGCTCCAGGTGGTAGCGCTCGGTGCACAGCGGGCACATCCCCGTCTGCCGGTTGATCTTCACGCCCACGGCCCCGCACGAGGGGCACACCGTCTGGACGGCGAGCGAGCAGTGGATCCGGCTCGCCCGCATCTCCACGGCCCGCACCGAGTGGCGCACTCCGCAGCGCCGCTCGATCTCGGCGGCGGCGTAGGCGGCCCCCCGGAAGCTCACCTCGCGCAGGACGTCGTCCTGCTCCTCGGTCCACCAGCTCATCGCGCGCACCTCCCTCCGCGTCTCAAGCCACCGCACCCGCGCGTCTCGCGCCCGCATGAGACGCCGACCAGCCCCGCCACCAGCGAGAACGCCGCCCGTCTCAACGTCTCGACCGAAACCGCGCCCAAGGCCCCCGCCCGCGCGTGCGCGCGCCCGCGCCCGCCCGCGCGCGACGTCCCCTCATGTCTCGTCCCCGTCAAGACGTTGAGACATGAGGAGGGGACGCGCACCCTCACCAGCCGCCAGGGGCGTCTCGACCCGTGTCTCAGCATGGCCCGCCCCCTTGAGACGGCGCCACCGAGGGAGGCGCGCCCGCCGAGCGCTCGAGCATGGCCTCGAGCGCCGCGTTGTCCACGCACACGCAGTACACCCGCGAGTCGCCGAAGCGCTTCTGCCGCGTGAAACCGCGCCCGGAGCCCGGCAGCAGCACGCCCTCGTCGGCCATGCGCCTGAGCGTCTTCTGCCGGTCGAAGTTGGCGCCCGCGAGCGCCTGGTCGAGCACGGACGAGAATACCCACCAGCAGAACCCCGGCCGGTCGCGGTACTGCTCCACCGACCCCCAGCGCTCGAGCCGGTCCATCTCCGCCGAGCTCTCGAAGTGCAGGCGGTTGCGCACCAGCCACTCGGCCACGAACTGGATCGCCTTCACGTCGGTGTCGCCGCCGTCCGCGCCCGTGGCGTTCACGAGCGCCCAGCGCGCCATCAGCATCGCGCCCTCCAGGCACGCCGCCCAGTCGCTGCCCGGCGCGAACACGTAGAACTGCGCGAGGGCGTCGGCGAGCGCGAGCAGCGCCACGTTGTCCGCCTGCGGGTGCCCGCCGGCGGCGGCGCACACGGCGTCGCGCACGGAGGAGAACTGCCCCGCGTAGAAGGCGGCGTCGTTTCGCCGAAGCGCGGCCACGTAGGCGCGCCCGGCGGTGCCGTGCTGCGCGGAGACGAGGTGGTGCATCGCCTGGGCGGCGCGCACGTCCTCGAAGGGCTCCGCGCAGAGCTCGAGGGTGCGGTTCGCCGCGCCCTGCTGGGTTGACGACCCAACGATGGGGATCTCGCCCGTGGCTATCGTGAGGCAGCGCCACGAGCCCGCCCGCATCATCGTGCGGTCGCTGTTGAGCGCCCCGCGCTCGTGCCCGAGCGAGAGCGAGTAGAGCAGGTCCTCCACGACCTGCCGCTTGCCCGCCTGGCCGCCCACGGCGCCCTTGCTCTGCAGCTCGTCGATGATCACGGGTATGTCGTGCAAAAGGGCCGCCGCGCGCACGATGCTCTTGGGCGTGTCGGCGAAGGTGCGGAAGTAGCTGTCCGCGCCCTCGGTGGGGTCGCCCCACACGCTGCCCGCGGCCTTGAGGGTCGGCGTCTTGCCGGAGCGCGAGCGCCCCCAGAGGTACACGATGAAGGTCTGCACGCCCAGGAGAGACACCAGCGGGGAGGCGAAGCTCGCCGCAAGCACGCAGCGGAACGCCATGGAGGCGGCCCGCGCCGGCGCGACGCCCTCCACCCACGCCGCGAGCGCGCCCGCGGGCTCCATGAAGGGGCGCGCCTTCACCGCCTCGTCCGGGCTGGGGTCGAAGCGCACGCCGCCCTCGCCCAGGTCGTAGGGCATGAAGGCGGAGAGCGGGCCGTCCGCCCACCCCAGGTGCACGACGCTCCTCGCGCGCGGACGCGCCCATCCGTAGCGGCGCTCAACGTCGGTCAGGTAGCGCACGACGTCCTTGGCGTTGGCCGAGGACACGTTGGCGCCCAGCGGCGCGAGCGCGCCGATCACCTTGCTCTGGTTGAGCAGCACCTCGCGGTCGAGCGCCCGCTCGCGCACGCCGCCGGGCACCGTCACGCGCACGAGGGCGCGCACGTCGCCGGTGTCCACGTCCACGAGGTCGGCCGCCACCCAGGGCGCCGTCGAGGTCACGGAGCGCGTGGGCTCGCCGTCGCGGTCGCACGTCCAGAGCCTCCCGCGCGCGTCGACCATCCACCCCTCCACAGAGGGCGCCGTCTCGAAGTCCGGCGCCTCCTCGTCCGGGGATACCCCTTCGTCCGTGCCCGGCGCAGAGGTCGAACACATGTTCCTATCATTGACGCGAGAGGTGCGCGCGGGGCGAGAGGGACGTGCGGCCCTCGGCCGGTAGAACTCCGTGCAGCCCTCTATCGCCCGCTCTATCGTCTGCGCCCCGTAGGTGGTGCCGCCTCGCCTGCTGTCCCACTTGTCGCGCATGAGGCCGCTCCTGCGGAAGATCCGGTCCATGCGCGCGGCGTCGCCAGCACACCAGAACGCGAGGTGCGAGCACAGCGCCATGTCCGCCGCCGAGCGGTCGCCGCCCTGCGCCGAGCAGTCGCCCGCCATGAGGGCGCGGATCGCGCCCCCGCTGCGGGAGGCGTACATGCGCCCCAGCAGCTCCTCGTCGTCCACGCCGACACCGGCCGCCGGCGCCTCCGAGAGCGTCGGCTGAGCGGCGGCCCGCTCCGGCTCGATCCAGGTGCGGTAAGCCCTCTCGACCACGCCGGGGTTCGCGCTCACCGCGCCGTGCCCCTCGAACACCATTCCCGTCACCGTGAAGTACCGGTCGTGGTCGTACATCTCCACCACGCGCCCGCCGGGCTGCCCCTTGCGCGAGCGCTCGGCGCCCTGGGGCTTCGCGCCCCTGAAGATCAGGTGCAGCCCGTCGCCGGACGGCGAGACCTCCGTGTAGGTCCCGGCCTCCTCGACCACCCAGCGGTACGCGGGGTCGAGCACGCCATCCGAAATCACGTGGTCGAGGTCGAGCCCCGTGAACGCGCGGTCCGGCCCGAAGACGAACCCCACGCCGTCGCAGCGCCAGCGCGCCACCGCAGCCACGGCCTCCTCGAAGGTCGCCCAGGTCGCCGGGTCCGTGCTCTTGGCCATGCGCCCGGTATGGGCGTCAACGGGCAGCTTCGTCGCCCTGCCGTTGCGCTCCTCGCGCCGCCAGCACACCCAGCGCGGCTCGCGGCGCAGCTCCGCCGGCACGCCCCTCAGGTCAGCCATGGGAGCGCACCCCCTCGGAAACTCCGCGCGCGTGCGCTACACTGTGCCCCGCGATTCCGGCCAGGGATTCGCACTGGGCGGGCGCGGCGGCAACCGCGCCCGTCCGCTCTCGCGGGGCGGCGCGCCTACTCCCTCTTCCCACCGTCATACGACGTCCCCCTGCTCGCGTTCGGGAACACCACGTCGCGGCAGATGCGCCAGCGCCCGTTCACCTTGTCGGCCGGGATCCTGCCCTCGATGATGCCCCTCCTGATCGACCCCACGTGCTCGCCCGTCACCTGCGCGAGCTCGCTCGGCGTCATGAACAGCGGCACGTCCTCGAACCTCGCCTTCATCGCTTCTCTCGCCTTCCCCTCTGTCTCCTCGGTTGGCTCTGGACCGGGCGCGCGGCGCGGCGGTGCCACGTGGTGGGCCGCCGCCTCCCCGCGCAGCCGTAGAATATCACAGCAAATCTCACGGCGTGAGATTGTTAGCGCTATTTGGTGTAGAATGGTGTTGTTCGGTTGTTCAGATTGTCGCTGAGTGCTATCTTCTGTTGCATAGTGTTGCGCCCTTCCAGTCAGGTGGGGCAACGCACCGCCACAGAACGCACACAACTCGGGAGGTATGGCAGATGGCGAGCGCTCTTCTGGAGCTCAGGAAGGCGGCGGGGTTCAAGAAGTCGGCGGAGTTCGCGAAGGTCGTGAAGATCCCGGCGTCCACCTACGCGCGCTACGAGAGCAACCCCGACAAGATCACCATGAGCGCGGCGCGGAAGCTCGCGGACTGGTTCCGCGTGCCCATCGACGTCATCGTCGGCCGCGAGGAGGTGGACGTGCGCGCCCTGCGCGGAGACGTCCAGGAGGAGTACGACTCCCTCTCCGAGGAGTCCAAGCTCGCCCTCGACCAGTTCCTCTCCTTCCTGCTCCACCAGGACGGCCTCAGGCGCCAGCGCGAGGAGGCGGAGGCCGACCGCCGCTTCGACGAGCTCGCGTGGCGCTACGAGCGTCTGTGGCAGCAGGAGCTCGACGGGCGCGGCGAGCTCGACGACCTCATCGCCTTCGGTACCCGTGAGGAGCGCCGCGAGGGGTTCGAGGAGTTCGTCACCAGGCGCGCGGAGGAGCGCCGGGGCAGGGCCTCCACAAAGGCGAGCAGAATCCTCGACGAGCAGAACATCGCGCGGATCATGCAGGCGTACGACCGCTCGCACGGGCAGATAGGTTCCGGGGGTGCCGGCATGTCGTACCACCCGTCCCTAGAGGGCGGGAGACGCGTGTTCATAGAGTTCGACGGAAGAGGCGGCCAGAAGGGGGGCGACGCGGGAAGGCCGTAGAAAGAGGGCGGGCCCATGGGAGTTGCAGCTCCCGTGGGCCCTGTTGTCCAGTCCAGAGCCAACTAGAGAGGACGGTGACATTATATGCCACCACGTGACACTTCCACAAAGGCGGCCCCTCCCATCAGCGGGAAGAGGACGCTGCAGCGCCTCCGCCGCGAGGCGGGCTACCGCAGCGCCAGGGACTTCGCCGCGGAGCTCGGCATCCCCGCGTCCACCTACTCGCGCTACGAGCGCCAGCCCGAGGGTCCGGGCATGGCCGTGCCGCTCTCGGCGGCGTGGGCCATCGCCGACCGCCTCGGCTGCTCCATCGACCTCGTCGTCGGCCGCGAGGACATCGACGCCCCCGACGAGCACCCCGTCCAGTCCCGCTACGACGCCCTCACCGGCGCAGGCCGCGCCCTCGTGGACAGCTACCTCGACTTCGTGGAGCATTCCGAGGCCGACGGCCCCCGTCCCCAGGGGAGGAGGTGATCGCATGGTTGCCGAGAGCGAGAGCCGCGACAGGAGGCCGGAGGAGCCGGCCCGCGCCGATGACAAGAGGGCGCTCGACGCGAGTCAGGAGCTCTTCTGCAGGGACATCGCGGCCCGCGTCCGCCGCTGGGTCGCGGAGGGCCGCCCCGTCCGCAGGAAGGGGGCGTGAGCCATGGCTAAGGTCACAGGAGAGGGCACCATCGTCCAGCTCGAGAAGGACAAGCCCAAGAGCAAGTGCCGCAAGTGGCAGCTCCGCGTCCCCGTGGGCCTCGACCCGCGCACGGGCAAGTACAAGACCCGCACGCGCCGCGTGAGCGACATGAACTACACCCAAGCCAAGAAGGCCCTGCGCGACTTCATCGAGGAGATCGAGGACGACAAGGTCTGGAAGCGCACCGGCACCACCTTCGAGGAGTGTGCTGCGGACTTCATGGACAGGCGCGAGCAGTCCGGGGAGTTCACCCAGAACACCAACAAGCGCTACCGGGTCCAGTTCAAGGCGATCTCGCGCCACATCGGGAAGGCCGACGTGGCGAGCATCACCCCCGAGATGATAGAGGACATGTACCTCGCCATGCGGCAGGGCGACACGCTCTCCGGGAAGCCGTCGAGCGGCGCCTACCTCAACCGCCTCCACAAGATGCTGAACCTGTTCTTCAAGCACCTGGTGAACGAGGAGACCATCGTCAGGAACCCCCTCGACAGGGTGGCGACCCCGGCGAACGACACCAAGGAGCGGCGGGCCCTCACCTCCGCGCGCATGCGCTCCCTCATCGACCAGCTGGAGGTCGAGACCTCGTGCGACATCGCGTACTTCCTCGCCATCACCATGGGCCTCAGGCGAGGCGAGATCTGCGCGCTGTCCTGGCGCGACGTCGACTTCGACAACCGCGTCCTCACCGTGAGCCACAGCTTCGACTGCTTCCGCAACCTCAAGGAGACCAAGACGCGCGCCGGGACGAGGCGCCTTCCCATGCCCGAGTTCGTCTGCGAGGCGCTGCTGCGCCGGAAGGCGGCCCAGAGGGAGTACTTCAAGACCAGGAACTACGTGAACCGGCACCACCGGACCGGCTACGCGGAGCAGGACGAGGACACGCCCGTCGTCCTCGACTTCTACGCCCAGCGAGCCAATCCCGACACGCTCGGCAAGTGGTGGAAGCGCGACCGCGCGGCATTCGGCCTCGATGGCTGGTGCCTCCACGAGCTGCGGCACTCGTACCTCTCGATGCTCGCCGAGCAGGGGGTTCACCCCAAGGTCATGCAGGAGCTCGCCGGGCACGCCAACGCGCAGATCACCATGGACATCTACACGCACGTCAACATGGACCAGAAGCGCGAGGCTGCCGACGTCGTCGAGGACGCCTTCCTGAGCGTCGGGGCCGAGGAGGAGTTCATGACGAGATATGCGGAGGGGGCGCCTGCGGGGAAGATCTGCAAGGTCCGCCACTCGCGTCCCTCGCGACGCTCCTACGAGGTTCTCAGAGGGGCGGTACAAACCGGCGAACGATTCGTACCAGATTCGTACCAGCAGCAGGAGAGCCCTCGGCTTCAGCTTGTTGACGGTACCTCTGACCTGCAGGTTTCGGAAGCAATTTAG